TTGTAATATTTGGGCAAGTGTTCATTGCTGTGAAGCTCTCCTTAACTGTATAGGGCAGAACCCTAAGTATAGCGATCATGGTACTACTGACCTCTCTGAACGTCATGCCACTGTAGAAGCTGGATTAACCGGCAGTGCTGGTTCCAGTGAATCTATGTGGCAAAAAATGATTAACAATTATGGTTTAATCAAAGAAACAATCTGGCCTTACACTCGTGAAATTACTAAGGCTCAATTTTTCCAGAAAATTCCAGCTGATATTCAAGCAAAGGCTAAAGAGTTTTTAAAAGATTACGACATCAGTCACCGCCGCATACAAGACAGTCCTTATCAATTAGACCCAATGACTGTGAGTGCAGCTGCTATCAAAGAAGCTTTGAAGTATGGTCCAGTTAAAATCTTTGTCGGTACTGGCAAGGGTTGGAACAACAGCGAGCCCAAAGAAATTCCTCGTACCACGAATCCAATGAACCACGCTGTAATGGTTCGCTACGTAGACGACCAAGGACGTGTTCATATCTACGACCAGTACCCTAACTATAAAAAAGTTTTGGCTGCTGATTATCGAATTGATTACGCTTTCCAAACAATCCTTACACCTAAAACCCCTAATGATCGCGGTGTAATGATGTTACCTGATGGCCGAACTCTGGCCGCTTTCGTAAAGATTTCAACTCCAATCAAGCCTATTTCTGAAATCCAGAATATGCCGATTGAAGGTTTGTGTTTAGCGAAAGATGGTCGCACTGTACTGTTCTATTCTAAAGAAGCGACACCACAAAGCTTAGAAAAGTTAAAAGAAGGTTTGGAAATTACCGGAAATAATATCATACCAATTAACGAAGTTTAAAAAAAAATGACCCCCGAACAAGAAAATCATTTACGCGATATTAAATATGACTTCCTTAAGGCGGTTGATGAAAAATACCGCAAAGGACAAGCAGAACACGGCGGCGACCTCTGGAAAAAGCCGGGTGTGCTTGAGATGCTGATGGAAGAATGTATAGACTTTTATGTTTATGCTCACGTCCTACGTCAGCAACGGGATAACCCGGAGGTGGTAGATCCAACATTGAAAGATAAAGATAATATTGTTTTGGGTGAAGCTTGTAAGGTAACTGATCCTGATTGCGAGGCGTGCCAGTAACGCCTCTCAACCTCCTCACACAGATCGACCCTGTGTGGGGGGGCTGGGAAATCAAACCAGTTTAATTATTAACAGTCTTAAATCATCTTGGAGGGCGCACTTAAGGGATGGTGTGTAGATACTGTGGACTGATAAGGGAAGTGTTTTGCGACTATTACTTAAGGTCGGAATCATTGCATCACTGCTGGCCCTCGCTGTACTGGCCTTCCCAATAAGTACGGCAGCCGCTTCTCCGAAGAAGCAACAACTCATCTTCCGGGTTGATCCATCACTGCGCAAGCCGCAGATACTACAAGTATATGGACCTCCCAAACCGGCAAATCTCCCGGAAAAAGAAAAGCCGAAACCAAAGCCTGCCTCGAAAACAGCAAAGGTAACGACTTCTCCTAAACAACTTGGTTTCAACCCGTGTAACTGTTGGAGTTACGTGAAGTTCAAACGTGCTGGCATTATGCCATTAGGCTATGGAGCCGCTAAGAACTATCCGGCCATCAAACAGGCACCACAGATAGGCGCGATTATCGTGACCTATGAAGGACCGAAGGGTCATATGGGTATCGTAGCAGGGGTTACTGAAACAAAAGTGATTATAGATGACTACAACTATAAGCGTTGTGGTCATACCATACGGGAATTGCCAATTAATTCGAAACTAATTAAAGGGTATATTCTATGAGCGAACAACTTATAAAGCGTATCAAGTCTCTACTATGGCGTGCCGCTGGCATCGCGGTGGTAGGGGGCGGGGCATATGTCCTGCAACTTGGCGACATTTACAAGGTCGATCCAAAGGTGCTTCTTAACATCGTTGTTATTGCAGCCATTGGGCTTATCGTAAATGAAGTCACAAAGTTCTTAAATACAGAAGACAAAGGCGAACCTATTTAGGGTTCGTCTTTTTTCTTCGGCCCAATCGATAACTCCCTGTAAGACAGTCCGCTAAAAACGGCGCATTGCATGAGGCCCCGGTTATCGCTTGGATCGAGGATGAAAATTCTCGAGCACATTCCCACGTCTTTAGGAGGACCAATGTGTAAGATTTTATGTAGCAAGTGCTTGGAAATCAAGCCCGGTACCCGCCACCATGTCTACCCGCGTAGATTCTTTGGTGGTGAAGGACCGCTTTTATGGCTCTGTAGAAAGTGCCACGATGCGTTAGAACTGATAATCCCGCAGCACACGCAGCTGCAGAAACAGGAGTATCTACAACTAACTCGAGAGTTCATACTCGTCGAGTAATTCAGGAGAAAACAATGAAACAAAATGTTCGCGTCTCTAAGGACTACGAACGATGGATCATCCTTCCAGACCTTCAGATTCCTTATGAAGATAAGCGAACATTGAAAGCATTGGAGGCATACATCGCAGAAGTCCAGAAGTCCGACGATCCGTTCGTCGGTTGGTTACAAATGGGTGACTTCCTCGATTTCGATGAGTTGTCACGATGGAATGTTGGCTACGAAGCCAGCATCAAAGGGAGCGTTAAGAAGTCTTATGACCTCGGTAACGCGTTCCTCGATCGCCATCAGGAGTTGATGGCATTGTCTGGCAAGCCGTTCGAGATGGTTCTCCTTGAAGGTAACCACGATTGGCGCGCTAAAGACTTGGGCCGAAAGGAACCCAAGCTTGCAGGACTGCTCGACTATTCCGCTAACCTTCGTTTGAAGGACCGCGGCATCAAGTTCGTGCAGTGCTGGGATAAGCACGATGTTTTCAAGAAGGGTAAAGCGGTGTTCACGCACGGCAATTTCCTCAACAAGTATCACGCCTATAAAATGGTTGATACCTACGGAGTAAATATCTATTATGGTCACACTCACGACGTGATCGAGTTTCCGAAGATGACTTGGGGTAAAGACAAGACCATCGTCGGCAAATCGCTCGGTTGTTTGTGTATCTATAATATGCCGTATATGAAAACCAAACCTTCGAACTGGCAACAGGCGTTCTCGGAGTTTTTATTCTTCCCCGATGGTTACTTCCAAGAAACCACCACGAAGATATTCAAGCACCGGTTCGTCGGTCGCGACGGCAAAATCTACCAAGGCTAATAGCAAGGAGAAGCTGGAATGCTAAAGATAGCAATCCTTTCGTACTTCCAGCTTCTCCTGCTCACGTTCCATTCAAGGTGCCTGAACACGAGAAACTATGCTGGAATGGCGATAACAAACATACTGGTCGCCGGTCTCTACTGCACCATGTTTAAAAACCTGATGCAGAATATAGATGATCCGATGACTATCGTCGCCTACGCTACTGGCACCACCCTCGGTGGCATCAGCGGCGTTTGGCTCCATCATAGATTCCTGAAGGAGAAAGAAAAATGAAACAATTAGTACGAATGTTCGTGCGATGGGTCATCATTGTCTTTCTGGCACTGGATATAATGCTCGGAGTAGTAATCATAGCTCGGTGTCAAGACACCCACGAAAGGCACACATCGCAAGCTGATGTGGAAGATACAATGGGTTTCATCTCGGTTACGTTCATGTCGAAAGATGATCGCCTGATCTACTGGAAGCGTGAAACGAAATACGAAGTAAAGCTAATGAGTGGGGAAAAGTTAATTTCAATTCAATCGTATTCCAAGGTATCTGTGACACCTGTCATCAGGAGTTCCGAGCCTCGTATATGATCGAATCATTCCTGATGTATCGGGAGGTGTAGCCGTGTATGAAGAAGACGCAATCAAAAAGCGAATCAAGGAGCGGCTTAAAGCTGCTCCCAAGTTCTATCTTTATTGTAGCGTGTGTGCTGGTTATCTTTGTTGTGCGACCTATTTCCAAAAATATCTCGTTCACTTCGACTGCCGAAACGCGCCGATAAAGTATTACAACTCGGAGGATAATCCTCCACCTACAGAAGCCTGCCAGAACCCTGCATAAATCCTACCTTGCACACCCTGTGCGAAATCAAAAAGCCGACCATCCCCTGTGTCGGCTTTTTTCTATTCTTCTTCTGGTTCAGGAACCAAAAGGTCTGGACGGATCTGCATTTGATCCTGTGGCTTATAGAAGAATAAGAGAACGAACTCACCTTCATTGGTGCAGTTAATGAACTCATACCCTTCAGCTTCATTCGCCTTCAGGATTAGGTTGATTTCCGTTTCATAGTCCATCGGTCCGATTGTAGAACCGCTGAACTCACTCTTACGGAGCGATACACACTTAGTTCGCTGGCTCATCTTGTGGCTCCTCTCCAACCTTTACAATACGTTGATAGGCTGTTTGGCCTTCGTGTTCTGGCTGAATGGTTTCAAGAGTGACGCGATCACCGACTTTAATATCGATACCACTAACGGCATCTTGAGGGTGACGACCTTCTGCTGCGATGAAATCATCGATCATCGCTTGGGAAACTGTTACTATTTCGTTCATATTATCCTTTCTTTAGTTATTGCTCTTATTAATTTTATCCTGCAAAGCTTCTTCGATAGTCGCTCCGAAGCCCGTATGCTTCAAGCTACTCTTGCTCCGACCATAGGTTACTTCCCAACGATCTGCCGTTGGAGAGTAGTGAATAGTCAAACCGACTTTCCGTGTTTGTTTATTTCCCGGATCAGTGAAGTTCACCCACCGGTCAAGTTGTTCAATTAACTCTTGCATTCTTCTATTAAATTAGTTAGTAATTCATCGAGTGTTTCACCCTTGCCGAAACCAAAGTCGGAGCCCTCTCCATTTTTACGGCGTTGAACGGACCCAAACCATTTATAAATTTCTCTACCGGCCATAAACTTCACTTCGAAGAACAGGCCGCGATCAATTAGGATTTGTAGTTTTTCGTTCATTGGGGATTGTCCTTTTTATATTATTGTTTAATCGTTTAACTTTGACATTAACTGTACCCAGTTCAACATCACAGTCATCGAAAGCTATGTCCACCCGAATACTGCCTTTAGCCACCACCATATCAGGCTTAAGACCCAGTTTCTCGGCCCATCGAGCAGCATAATCAACACCACCACCAGACCAAATAACCATAGTATTCCCTTGTCGCTTGAACCAGTTGTAAATGGCGATTGTTTCATAGTTAGGGGTATCGATTGGTAGCTTCATCGCTTCGGGCGGATAGAGTAACGTGTCATCCACGTCGAACGCGACGATCATTACTTCACCTCTTCGATAGTATAAGTTTCATCAACCCCAATTACATCATTGGTGGTTACCTGATCATATTGATGCAAATAGTTGCTCTCTTTTAATTCTTTCACAACCTCATCTTCGCTCTCCGCCAAGCGTTCTGTGGTAGAGACCTTCTTAGTGGTGGTTAGTTGAGTGCGTGTGATCTTGAAATTTTTAAGTGTTCGTTTTATCGGTTCGATCATTTTCGTGTTCTTTAATATCAATTAATATCCCATCACAGCCCTGATAATGCGGCTGTCCGGGTGTGTACCAGCAAGTTACCTTGCACTTAGGGCAGTATGCCGTAGCATAACTATATCTTACGTTTGGATCATATGGTTTGCGTGGCATTATGGCATTGGCTTATCTTTTGGAAGGACATTAATACCGAAAATCTCTCTGTAATTACGCACCATGGACGCATAATTTTCAGCATTCTTTCGGAATCGCACAGTCTGATTATTGCTTTTCCGGTTTAGATACTTAGCATTAATCTCCTGATCACGCTTCCGCTCATCGCTCATCGGGATAGTCTGCATCTTCTCGGTCTCTATCATTTTGGTTTTCCTCGTCTTCCCCGTCAAAGAATGACGTGGGAAGATCATTATAACTTGAACTATAATCCATATTATTTTTGCTTATCGTATTTGACGTGACAACTACGGCACATCATCATAAAACAATTTCGCAGACGCTTATAATCCCCACCCTTTATTAACGCCCAATCGTATGTCTTACTCCTACCGGCACAGGTAACATTCTCACATCGAGTAGCTTTGCCGAAATTCCTTATTAACCACACGTGGATTCCCGAGTAGCTAACTTTGGATGGATCCGCAATACGTATAAATCTGGTTCCTTTTATCGCAGGGGCACGACCTTTATTGGCGGATCCAATTTTCCGCTTGTGTTCTTCCGACATTTTTCTCCCCTTAATCCAAGGGGTATAACCCTTTACAAATGGCATTACTGTAGCTCGTTTAATATAGAGAGCTTATCCGGCAGGACCAACACCGGAGCTTCCATCTTTTTTGTTTTCTTGCTAATGAATCGGTCGTACTCCCAAATTTGCTTTACTGTTTTGAACATCTCGAAGTCCATACGCCACCCTTCGTGTACCTCGAACTTGTAGCCCGCCTTGCTCTTTGTACCGAGTTGTAGCCCCGCAGTTTGATCGACCTTTAAGCTTGTGGTTTCCTCAATAGCTTGTGCGTAAGCTGCAAACTGTAATGGGAAATGGGGGTACATAGCACCTGATGTCTTCCAGTCGATCACTGTTACCTTACCATCAATGATACAAACGCAGTCTACGCGGCCACTGTAGCCGTGCTTCGGTGAGAACAAAGCCACTTCAACTGCCAGCACTTCTGGCTTTGTCGCTTGGAACCAGCGGACAAAAGCATCAATGCGGTGCCATTCATCAAGGGAGTAGTGATGATTCCACAGCTCATCACCTTCAAGCAACTGTTCTATCGCGTCGTGGACCTTGGTACCTCTTAATCCTGCTTCTTTGAGAATGCGCTGCGATTCGTTCCATCCGTTTTCTCCGATCCATTTATTAAGGTGAGCAGCCTGCGGATATGCGTTGAGGATTGTTGTGGCGGAAGGGTAGTACCCGAGCTTTTTCTCCCCGCCCTTTTTGTTGAGTTTCGATACTGCATACCAATGTTCCGAAAGTGTCGGAGCTAACTGTATCCCAAATTTTTTAGTAAACTCAAACTTTTGCTGTGACATACTTTCGGCCTTTCTTAAACCGGTCTCTCATATTATCTAATTGAGTGCCGATAAATAAATGTTTAGGGTTTACGCATATGCGATTGTCGCACTTATGGAGGACTAATACTTCTGGTGATATCTTCCCGTTGTGGATCATCCAAGACAATCGATGCACCCTGTGACGCTTACCATTAAACCTTAGTGTTCCATAACCACCCTTATTCGGATGCGTACTGTTAATGGTGCCAATCCAGTTCCAGCAACTTCTCGTCTTTTTAACTCTTGCAAAAAATCGAGGAACTAATCGCTCATCCGAAGAAGCAATCCGAGTGGCTACACGTTTGGCTATTGTTTCTGGGGAAAAATGTCGTTTCATTGTTAAACCTTTAATTACTCTCTGCTCACGTATTCAGTTGAAAGGTTTTGTGACCTATACACGAGCAGGAAACAATTATGGTGCTGCGACTTGGAATCGCACCAAGATATCTGGGTCTTCAGGCCAACGCTCTAACTATTGAGCTACCGCAGCGTGGTCGGCCTGCTCGGAATCGAACCGAGTTGATGGTTAGCGAGTTTTACAGACCCGCCCCCGAACCATTGGGGCATCAGACCGATTTGGTGGACGTGGTCGGAGTTGAACCGACGTATGGTAGTCTTCCCACTTGGGGAATAGAGCTGTTCGCTCCACTACCGCAAATACCCATCACGCCCCCGTTCCCACCGATTACCCCAAGGGGTCGGTATGTTATCAAATAAAAGTTATAGTGTTCAAAATTCTAATGTTAGTTTTTTCGCAAATCGGATGTAAACATTTCCAATTTAAGTTTGTTTGATTGCATCTCGGAATCGAACCGAGAACATCAAGCTCCAAAAGCTTGTGCTCTAACCATTTGAGCTAATGCTATCAACATTCAATGGTGCAGAATGTTGTTTTAGAATTTATATGGGAACCAAACTGGCCAGCTTGTACGTTGATTAAGGCTCAACGCCCAAGGCCCTCCCCTTCACTGATAACCGGCAGGAACGGAGGAGCAAGCTAAACGCTTGCTGCCTCGGTGTTAGTTGTAGAAGGTGCTGCATCGAAAGGATTTTCGCTGTCAGCAAATTCTGTTACATCGTAAGTCCAGTTAGAGTGCTGGATAGCAGCGTCTAACTTACGAAGTGCAGTAGCGTACTTGTCGTACTCTGCTGTCACGTCGGACAACTGTAGTTTCGGAACGTGGAATGAGATCTCATCAGTTTGATCAGTCACATTCATACGCTTGGTTTGAACCTCGAACATCTTCGGGTCAGCCAGTCTCAATGGTTCTAACTGACGGACCTTCGCTTCAAGCTGCTTGCGCAGCAATAATGCTTGTGCTAATTTCATAGGTTTATTTTTCTTAAAGGGTATGGAAGGAGCAGGTGTCTTTCGACAAATTCGCATATTAACCCCCGACTATTTTGCGACTTCCATTGATTGATTAGAAGAGCCAGCGTGGCTTTCCATCCGGTGCTACTTGAGCGTAACCAATTCCTGCGATGAAGAATAGAATTACACACCAGATAAAGAATGACACGAGACCTTTATCTAAGATCGGTACCGCTCCTGCCAAAAAGAAGGCAAGAACAGCGATGATGATATTGATTATCATTTGGTTTGTTTAGTTGAACAGCTTACCCACAATGGAGTTCACTGCTTCGTTCTCGGCTGTCTCCACGGCAGCCTCGTACGCTTCTTGTGCCTGCTCGACGCGATCTTCGTAGATAGTCTCGACCTCAACTATCTTACGTTCCACAGCTTCGAGCACGCGGTCACGGATGACACTTTTAGTTTTAAATAAAGACATTAGCGTCCTCCGAGATTTAGGACCGGCATTAGAATGCTACGTCCTCTACTGCTGGTGCTTCACCTTCAGGTGCAGTACCAGCGTTAGCTAATGGATCAGCAGCGGGAGCAACCAGCAAGATCGAATCGACCATTTCGCTTGAACCCGGTTTGCGCTGCTTAATTTTTTCAACAGACATTTCTTTACCAACCCATGCATCGGAGTTAGTGCCGTATAGCTTACTAACTGCGTCGAAGTTGGTTTTGTTCAGCTGGAACTTCTTCACTTCTGTTGGCTTTCCAGCATGAATGATTTGAACATTGAAGATATAGTTACCTTCATCGTTCTGTGTGCCTACGTCCGTAAATCGGATCAGGTCGCCGTTCCACACATTGTTGTTGATCTTCAACCATTCGCTTGGGAATGAGATCTCTGGCATTTTACTTACCTTTCGGCCGGACTATCTACTGATGTCCGACACTTAATTGTTTTGATATTTGTTAATATCTAAGGGTTATTGATCCCGTTCTACACGGGCCTTCTCGCGCTTGATGACTTCCCATATACCAGTTGTAGTCATCCCAACAATTTCTCCAATATCTTTCGCATCCACACCATCGTTGAACATCATTAGTATATAGGGGTCTCGAATGTCTTGTAATCGTTTAATTAATTTGGCCATATTTTATCGGTGGTTTAAGAGTTATCAACACGTTCTATACAATTGTGCTTTGATATTATGATTATAAACTGATATAATTGGGTAGTCAAATTAAATACAAGATTTTTATGGGGATAACTCCAGAAGACCGCATAAAATATGAAACAGAAGACCGTTACCTTGAATGGTTACAACTACAACATCCTACAGAATTTAGAGCCCGGCTCAATTATAGACACTGGCTCGATGGAATTGAAGAGGATTGGCGTGCCAAGCAAAAGTCCGAGCTCCCCTCCTCTCTACTTGACTGGCTCGATGTCTTTCCAGAAGCGAAAGGAATTGCTAAAGCAGGACTTAGAGACGAGATTAAATTCTACTCCGCAGCTGAAAGAGATTTATACAAGGAGCTTCAATCCGTTAAAAATGAAGGAGCCTTCGCCAATGGTGCGAAGCTGGTCGAGTGCGAGTGGCTCGAGTCTATTACTAACGATAGAATCAAAGACGCACAGCTTATTCTCCGACGACTTCGCTGGCAACTGGATGCGATCGATGGACGAAATGTTCCATCGGGAGTGGGAATTACCGAACAAGATAAGGATGCCGCTCGAAGAGTTCCGATAATAGACTTCGTTCAGCACAAACGGCAAGGCAAGAACTACGTTACCAAGTGCATCTTCCATAACGACAGCCATCCGAGCCTTACTATATTCCCCGACAACAGGTTCAAGTGCTTCGCCTGCGACGCACACGGAGATAGCATCGACTTTATTAAAAAACTTCAGGGCTTAGAGTTCATCGACGCAGTGAAGTGGATATTAAACAAATAACAAAATGAACGTACATTTCTCAAGCGCAACCCCTGAATGGGCGACACCTCAAGAACTATTCGACCAACTTAATAAAGAATTTAACTTTACGCTTGACCCGTGCGCCACTAAAGAAAATGCAAAGTGCCCGAAGTTTTATACCAAAGAAGATGACGGATTAAGTAGAGACTGGACAGGAGAAAAAATCTTTATGAACCCTCCCTACGGACGCGAGATAGGGAAATGGATTAAAAAGCTTGCAGAAGTGGGGGGGGTAGCACTGCTCCCCGCCCGAACCGACACCAAATGGTTCCACGACTACATCTATGGGAAAGCGGAGATAAGATTTATCAAGGGGCGCATTAAATTTGGAGGGCATCAAAACAGTGCGCCGTTCCCAAGTATGATAGTCATCTTCCCGTCAATTAAATAAATAACAAAATGAAATACTTCAGTATGTTCTCCGGCATTGGAGGCTTCGAGCTCGGCATCGGCGACAAAGCCGAGTGCATCGGCTACTCGGAGATCGACAAGTACGCAATACAAATATATGAACAACAATTCAAACACAAAAACTATGGCGACGCAACCAAAATCAACCCTGAAGAACTCCCCGACTTCGACCTCCTCGTTGGCGGATTCCCTTGCCAAGCTTTCTCAATTGCTGGAAAGCGTGCAGGATTTAACGATACCAGAGGCACACTCTTTTTTGATATCGCAAGGATTGCTAAAGAAAAGCGACCAAAATATCTTCTACTTGAAAATGTTAAAGGACTGCTTTCTCACGACGGCGGACGAACTTACAAAACCATATTGTCCACGCTTACAGAACTTGGTTATGACATCCAAGCACTGGTACTTAACAGCAAGAATTTCGGAGTTCCCCAAAATCGGGAGCGAGTGTTCATTGCAGGATGTCTTGGAGGATTCGGTGGACGACAAGTATTTTCTTTCGGATCAGCTGACGGCGAGGCTTCTCTCGTACCGGGACCGGTCAGTAACACCCTTACCACCCGTTATGAAGGAGGAACAGCAGTCGGAACGTATGTTGCTGAAGGTAAACTCGATGCACAAGTTCGCGTCGGAACCCTCCGCACCCACAAAGATGGAAACGGATTCCGAGAAATCAAATCAGGAATCGCCCCTACCATCCCAGCCCGAGCCCGTGAAGACGGAAGCGGTCAGCCCGTCATCCTCACCCGCACTCCCCATTATGGAAACGGACAGCGCAGTATAGAGGTCAAAGAGGCAGACATTTTCCCGACCATCCGCGCTACTTACCATAAGAGCGGAGACAATAACGCAGTAGTAGCCATCCCTGTGCTTACTCCGGACCGGCCCGAGAAGCGACAGAACGGACGGCGATTCAAGGAAGACGGCGAACCCGCCTCCACTCTCACGGCACAAGATCGGCACGGCATCTTCGACGGGATGCGGATCCGTCGCCTAACACCAGTAGAATGCGAACGACTTCAAGCATACCCTGATAATTGGACGCAAGCGTTGAGCGACACGCAACGATACAAAACCCTCGGCAACGGAGTTACAGTCAATGTAGTCCGTGAAGTAATCAAGAATATGTTTTAATGAAACTAAAAGACCTCGAAAATATAGTAGATGAGTATATGCTACGCGCAGACAAGGGGATCATTCGCCTTATCTGCGCCACGATGGTCTCAAATTACTTACCAACTCCTCCGAGTTGGATGTTTATCGTTGGTAACTCTTCCGGCGGTAAGTCAATGATCCTGTCGGCTATGAAACCCGTGACGGGGGTGGTGGAGATCGATGATATGACCGCCAAAACATTCGCTTCCGGTATGCGCGGTCAATCGCAGAACTCACTGCTGGCACAGATGCCGAAGAATGGTACGCTTTTGATTAAGGATTACACCACGATGCTATCGAAGGATAAGGAATCTCGTGCTGAAATCTTGGGCCAAATGCGTAAGATTTTTGATGGCGACTACCGAAAGAAGTTCGGGAACGGGGAAGACGTGCAGTGGAGCGGTAAAGTCGGGATGATTGCCGGCGTAACCCCTGAAATCTACAGCCAAGAAGTCACCTCGAGCAACGCTGCGATGGGTGAACGCTATCTTTACTACCAACTCGAGATGCCTGATCGCTTCGAGGTAGCGATGATGTCCACCGAGGAGATCACCGACTACAAAGCTAAAGCCGATATGTCAGCTGCTTTCCAAGAATATCTGAACCCTATAATCGACGACGTAGTGGAACTACAACGCGCTGAAGGCGGTTTCGTTATGCCTAAGATGGATCTTGGAACCCGCAAAGAGCTCGTGACCTTAGCCGAGTTCACAACCCGTGCCCGCAGTGCCGTGAAGCGCAACCAGTACAGCCGTGACAAGGATCAGGAGATGCGCCCGACCCTCGAGATGACCCCCCGTTTCGCCAAAGCACTCGTATGTGTAGCTTATGGACTGCTTTTAGTGCACCGCTACGACGGCGAGCCTGAAGTTCTAACCGAAGGAGACAAAGCAATCCTCTTCAAAGTAGCCCTCGATTCCATCCCGCAGTCACGCCGTGACCTGCTTGAAGCCTTGACTATGTACTCTACTGCTACCGAGAACGGCTTGATAGAACAGCTTTCAATGAGCCGTCCTTTCATCAAGCTCTACCTCGGAGACCTTGTGGCTGTCGGTTTAGTACAAATACAAAAAACCGCCCACAGCTGGCAGTACATCCTAAAGGAAGAATACCGACAGCTGATGGCGACTTATCGCGGACTTAATATGGGCAAGCAGGATCTTGACGGCAAGGATCCCGATGCTTTTGGCACCGGAGAACCATTACCAACAGAAGAACCGCCTGCTACTAAGTTCGATCTTACGAGCGAACAGGCTGGACTGAACTTTTAGCTTCTTCAATCCGCGGACGACCTGGCGTATTGCCGGTCGGCACATACTTAGCACGCATACCAAGGCGTGCTTTTTCGCGCTTGCGTTCTATTTGGAACTTCTCCCACTTCTCCCAAATTAATGGGTGGTGCTCCTTAATGTAGTCGTTCAGGGTGTATTTGTCTCGTTTCATAGTAGTCCTTTCTAAGTTACTAAGTCATAATAATGATAAATGATACGTGCGGCAATAGTGTGACACACTCTATGGCCCGGCGAGTTGTATTCGACAGTCCATCTATCGCCGCCATTCTTGTTTTTGATCCGCATAACCATGCCGCTATCTTTCTTTTTCCAGAATTGACCGGATCTAATTTTGCCGTACTTTTCACGGCCATGTCTCCAATTACTCATAAAGCAAACTCTTAATAGTGTCCATAAGATCATCAGCCAGTGCTTGCTTCCGGGCCAATAACTTCCTGATCCGGTAATCAATAGTACCTTTGGCAAGTAAATGATAAACGCGTACGTGCTTTGTTTGTCCGAGCCGGTACGCCCGGCCAATGCGCTGTTCCATTCCAGCTGCGGTGTAGTCCTGATCGTACATGATCACAATGTTAGCTTCCTGAATATTCAGACCTTCACGCCCGGCGTTAGTCATCACGAGTATTTGCTTCCCTCTCCTTGTCCGAAACTCATCAAGAATAGAACCGCGGGCAATGGTACCAACTGCGCCAGTAATCAAATGAGCCTTCAACTCAATGGCAAGTATAGTAGCCATCCGAGAAAAACGCGTAAAGATAATAACCTTCTCGTCTTCCATGACCTGATCTTCCAGTATTTCTTTAAGCACATCAAGCTTACTGCTTTCGGTGTGATCACCGACAAGAGCGAGGTGATCAGCGACTTCCTGAAGTTTACCGATCTTAGCCAGCGCATTTTGCAGCATCATAGGGCTTGACAGCTTAGTCACATCTCCCTCTTCAAACTCAAATAATAACTCCATCAACATCTTATCGTAAATCTTCCGCTCCTTGCTTGATAATTCAAGCGGAATCTCTATCTCTTGCAGTGGCGGCAGTGACTTCCCTGCGTCCTCAAGATTTTTACTGACTATATAGGGAGCAAACATCTGCCGGATCTTATCCTGATCCCGGAAGATCAACAACCCCTTATGCTGGCTTTTAATGGTGAAGTTAGCAATGAACTGGTAGTAATTAGGGAACTGCACGGGCAGCAGCGTGTTCAAAATGCTATAGGTATTACCATAATGATTGACCACCGGCGAGCCAGATAATCCGAACCGATGGCGGGCAATCAAAAACTTTAGTTTCTTTTTCAGCTGCGTGTTAGGCTCCTTCAATTTGTGAGCCTCATCAAATATCACAACGTCAAATACAACTGCAGCTACGCGTGCGATGTCTAAACGCAACGTTTCGTAACCGACAATCAGAACCTTAGGGTTCGGGTCCGCGATGTACTCCGCATATAGCTTGAACCGCTTGATTGGCGTGCCTTGTATGACGTAAGGCTTAAGGTCTGTAAACTTCTGAATCTCCAAAGACCACTGCACCAGCAGGGACTTCGGAGCGACCACTAAATTTGTTCGAGCCTGCAATCGTTCTATGCAACCTAATGCCATCAAAGTTTTGCCTGTACCAACCTTGCTGGTGTTTAAAACTTTGCCCGCAAGCATAAGGTCAACTGCATCTTTTTGATAATCGTATAGTGGAATCATAGAATAATTATAACAGCCTCATCTCAGCCCTCCACTGAGTCAAGCTACTAATAGTTTTCTGGTGGTTTGCCAAATACCTGTCCGATATTTTGTTTACACCACAAGCAATAGAATTGCGGGAGCGCATCCCATTTCAACTCCCACTGAGGATAAACAACTTTAATCTTATGGCTGTGAATACCCCATTTACATAACTTGTTTTTAATAAATTGAATCATTGTAACTTTAAGAATTTTCTATAGTACTCACAGTTAGATACTTTATGACCTGACTGGTAGTAACAAAGTGCTGTCGGTAAGCCCATCGATTTGATGCGCTCTGCCATCAGCTCTTTAACGTAACCCACTACTTCTGCTTGAGTCGGGAAGCACTTCCATTCACGCTTATTTTGTCTGTAACCGTAACCGTTGTAGGTACCAGCGGGACAATTAACGTACTTACCTCCAGAGCTTTCGAGAATAAACATTGTAGCGACCACTTTATCCAACGCCACATCAGGTTGTGGTTCTACCTCTGCAGCTTTAGCCTCAGGTATTGGATTCTTGGCTACTCTAAATGTGACTGTACCTGCGCATCAGTCGAAAACTGACTGCTCAAATACCCTGCCGTCTTCTCTACTGCGTAGAAAAAACCTGCTGTTGCCAACAATAAGATCACAAGTGCTGCGATCAATAGTGCGGCTACATTCTTATGCGCCTTTACCTGCGCATTCGGCTTGCCGTCTCTTAAAACAGCTTCGCCTTTCTCGTATATTGCCATTGTCTTTTTGTTTTTCTCCCGCCTTGCTATCGGGTTTTTATTAGAAGCAAGGAGGCGATCCCGCCTCACGTGATGAACGCGGGATCGCACAACTCCGGCGGTCTGAATCGCCGGCACCTGCGCATCAATGCCCCGCAATAATAATTCAGGGTTGGTGCGCATATGCCGGCGCGGGTATTGCTACCTGCGCCTGCGCATTTATGCCTGCGGAATGGACAAGAGCGTGCCCTGCCATAGTGCGAACATAAACACTGCTGTGTATATAATATTCTTCATATACTTCTATTAATAATAATCTTAATACTATACCCTTGATCAGAATTAAACAAGGGTATAACTAATAAGCGTAAAGCCTTCGCCTTCCTGCTCGATCACCTTCACCTGCGCATTGCGCAAGGCTTTCTTGGTGCCTTTGATGCGCGATATATAGCGTGTGACCGCCTCGACCTGCGCATTTTTAACCTTCAATTTTACTTCCATATAAATGGTATTAATTCCGCACCCTTAAAACTGAATAGAAAAGCTAATTAATTATTTTGTCATTGCCTTAAGCTTCGCGATTCGCTCGGCTTCGGCTTCCTGCTCCCGCTTCTCGCGGATCTCTTTTTCTCTTTGCCACTGTTCGCGGCGTTTGCGTGTCTCTTCGTGCTGTTTGGCGATCTCTGCGCCCGCCTTGCCGTTGATCCAGTCTATAACAGCTGTTTCAAGCGTGCCCTGCTTCTCGCGCTCGGACAATTTGGACCATTCTTCGTCTTCATTGCCGAAAGTGTGACCGAACATAAAATCCTCGGCTTCGCCTTCGGTGAAAATAAGCGTGACTTGATCCTTTTTCTCGTCGTATTCGACGGCTTCGCATCCGATCGCTCGGGCTGCTTCTTTCAGAACTCCCGCCCAATTGCGGTAATCGCCCTTAAGCCATTCGTTGTACTGCTCGACCTGGTAATCGTCAATCGCTTTTTGAACCTGCCCGCATAACTCGTCGGCAATGTCCAAATCGTAATCGTAATAGCTCCAGGCTGCTTCATCCATTCGCTCGGTCCAGTGCTTGACTAACGCCTTGAATGCCTCGGGGCACTCGAGCGCAAGCCACGCACCAGGCAACAAAACGGGCTTTTTCGCCTTCTCCTGCGCATCAACATACTTTGAGTAACCGATAAACGGACCGGCCGAAATGACTTGATCATCCGTGAACCTGCCCGCGTCTTCATTAAGCCACGCAAGCACGCGCGCCTCGTGATCATATTCTCCGATCACGTACTCGATCACGTAACGCTCCCCGTCAATTGACTGCTCCTGCGCCTCGTTTGAGGTGTACTGTCCGCAAGCCTTGGCTAATACGTCAATGGCTTGCCCGCTGTCTACAATGTCCGCATCAATGCGTCCATCAAGTAAAACGGAATATTTATTCATAAAATGCTCCTTGCTTCTGCTTTTCTATTCAGTTTTCAAGGTGCGACCGGCTAATTTGCCGATCAAGGCGCAAGCAATGCCTGCGCTATGATCGATAAACTATTTAAGAAAATTCTGTATAGCCTCGAAAATCTCCGGACCTTCGGCGTTCCATAGCTTCGCCACGCCTGTTATTTTCTGCGTGCCTGTGCCTGTGTATACGCTCGTTGTCTCGATCATCTCCGCGCCTAATTCTTCGCGAACCTTGGCGCGCAAGCGATCATCCCCGCCGAAATTTTCTTTTACTGTGTAGCTTTGGCAATACTTTTGCTCTGTGTCGATCAGATCAATTTTATATATGCCATAGCTCCAATTTGCTTGGCTCGGGTGATTGTAGCCAACTTGGCTAATAGTAACTATTTTCATAAACTGCTCCTTGCTTCTTGATCGATTAATTGTTAAATGGTGATCAAGTCCGCGGGCTGAATCATTTCAGCCGTTGGATCTGCTCGCTATTTATTTATGAACTCGTGGCAATCGCGGCAAAACCCGTTTTTATATAGTTTTGGCGATCCGCACATTTTACAAGCATTTCGTGAATCTTCGGACGCTTCGGCCATTTTTATAGTGATTAATAATGATGCGGTTGTGTCGTGCCATTGCGTGCTTATGATCTCTATTTCTACACACACGGCCGAACCAGTGAAAGAATGTCATTTGTTTTTGTTTTCTCGGGCTGTGCCCGGTTATTTACTTTCTACTCTCTTATTATATACCCTTGAAAAATATTTGTCAAGGGCTTTTATTAGAAAATATTGTTTAAGGTATTTTCATTGGTATAATAAGGGAGTTTTTAACTGGGTATCTATTGGGATATTAATATAGTATCTAATATGACTATCAAAAGTTATCTAATAATATACCTCATAGCGATATAATAGAAGCGGTTATAATTGTTTAGTTATAGCACATTATTGACAATGATATAATAAGTGTGTTGTAAAAAGTGGATAAGTCGTTAAAAACTTGACAAAATGGTATCTTTATTGTCGATTGTTACACACTGATTAGTATGTATATCAAAAAAAAAAAATCTCTTATTTTTTTATTGTATCATCTATGTACTTATGATCTTATAAAATATTTGTTAAGATCATTTACTTTTTATTCAATGCGTTTCGCATTTCGTTTTGTTACTTTTTACCCGCTTTCTCTTTCGCTTTCGGAATCCCGCATAACTGCGCCACTTGTCGAGCGTGTCGCGCATTGCTTTATTGTGCGACGCTTGTATTTATTGAATATGCCAAGGGTGGGGGTGTTTTTTTACGTGCTTTTTTGGTGGGTGGGTGCTGCGTGCGTGCGTGCCTTAAAAATAAAAGCGATCAGATGAACCGAAGGGGGGTATATGGCAAGACGGCCCGGTACTTTCTAAAAATTTTTATATACCACCCCTACCATATTCCTAAACATTTTGAACCCACTGCCCTGCAAGGGGGTGGGGTCTGAAAGCTTAGGTACTTAACAACAAAAAACAGCCCCGGGGTGGGGGCTGTCATTTTTTTGTGCGCCTACTCTTCTGTGCTGATGTCTACAAGGTCTTCTCCCTCGAGTTCGCCTAACGGCTCATTTTCAGGATCGGGTTCAGTAGCGGGGCTGTCAGTGCCCTTCTCGCTCTTATCGGGCAAGCCGAGCTCGCGCCGTTGATCCCAAGCCGGCTGACGATCAACCCATCCGTCCAAGCTCTCTCGATAATCAGCTTCGGTGAGGGGTTTCCCGCCGAACCATTCTGCGGTGCCGTCGAGCAAGGTTTGGTGCAAGCGGATGGCATCGTCATTTTCAAGGGTTTTCTCCTTGATGGTTTTGAGCGGAGTGTACCACTCACGACCATTGACCATACGGAAGGCTACGCGCCCGCCATCACGGACTTGACCGCGGAGGATCTTTTCAGCATAGTCCTCATTGCTCATTGCTTCGAAGTCCTGGTCGGCTTCGATCTCCTTCTCGAGTTTCTTGGCTTTGATTTCCGCAAGCTTGTTATATGGCTTCATCTTCGGGTACTTTTCCTCGCCCCAATCGGTCACAAGTTGCCGGATCAGGGAGGAGATTTCGTAGCCGTCGGCATCAGCTTTCTCGAGGTAGTCCATTTGGACTTGATGGAAGCCGATGGGGATCTTCTTCACTATTCTCTTTTTTCGCATAGTTCTATTCAATTACTTATATGTATCTATTATACACCCTGTGGACATCTTGTAGTTGTGGATATGTTATAATTATTTCATAACTGTTTCATATGAAACCAAAACAAAGTCCAACCAATGATCTTACACAGCGCATCCTTAAGCACCTCTATTCCGTCGGTGTATACGCCTGGCGACAAAACACGCTCCCCGTACCTGTGGTACGAGCGGGGGTCTTTAGTGGATTTAGGCCTGCCAGTAAGTCCGGATTACCCGACATCTTTGCTGTACTTTTTCCACTCGGGCGGCTGTTATGCATCGAAATTAAAACCGGCAAAGATCGACTGCGACCCGAGCAAATCGGATTCCACGCCAATGTCAGAAAAATGGGAGGTTTAGTTCTTGTTGTGAAGGATTGGGATGACTACGTGGCGCAGATGACACAGTTATCCACTGAAATCGAGATGAAATTTTTCTGAAAATATGCTATAATGTATCTACTATGAAGCCTAATACGAAACAAAAACCAACTGAAGAGATTGATGATAAGCAGTTGGAGCTTGAAATTCGTCAGATGGCTCGAAAACAGATCAAGTGGCTGCTGTCGCAGGAAGACACGATGCTCCTGAAGCACGAGATGGAACTAAAGCACTCCATCCTACGCTCAATGGCACCGAACCTTTTCCCAAAACTTGCGGCGGACACTGAAATTCCGGAAGAAGAAACAAAATTGACTGCTGAAGAGCAGGAACACTTAAATAAAATACTCGATGGTTAATAAAAAAGCTTTGCAGATATGCATTGAAGGTACGAAAGAGCAGCGACGTTATCTCTGTGAACGTGATTTCTCCCTGTTTTTTACCTACTACTTCCTTGAGTACATCAAATATCCCTTCGCTCCGTTCCACTTCGATATGTTCGCTGACGTGAAGGATCTGATGGAAGGGAAAATTCGTGAAGTGGCGTGGATCGCCTTTCGTGAATCAGCCAAAACCAGTATCAGTAAAATTTTTCTGATGTGGATGGTGGCTTACGGGAAGAAGAAGTACATCAACGTGGACAGTTTCGACAAAGAGAACGCAGAACGCATCCTCTTTGACATCGTACTCGAGATGCAGATCAACAAACGGCTACGTCAGGACTTCGGAGAACTTTATAACTCGAAGCGTAGCAGCGATGAAGTTAAGCAGAAGCGCATTAACAACTTCGTAACCAATAATGGTGTTCGTGTTGAAGCTCACAGTACGCAAGAATCCGTACGTGGTCGCATACATGGACATCAGCGACCAGATTTTTTGTTGCTTGATGACTTTGAGACGGCGAAGACCAAGGATTCCGAGGCCTACACTTCTCAAATCATTAAACACATCAAAGAGTTTCAAGCTGGGCTCGATGGCAGTGCTAAGATCTTGTATCTTGGTAACTACATCACCGAGTTCGGGTCCGTGCAGTCTTTGATCAACCGCTCCCAGCATGACAAAGGCTTGCGTATTCGTATCATTCCGGTAATTGCAGGTGGTTTGCCAACTTGGCCAGCTAAATATGCTTTAACCGACGATGAGGCGAGGGGCACTGGGAAGATTTCACTTGAAGACAAACGCCGCCAGTTAGGTAGCACTGACTTTAACGCTGAAATGATGAACCAACCAATCGATGAAGAAAAACAAGAGTTCAAAAAGGAACTGTTTGTCACAGTCGAGTGGGAGGACGTACAAAAAAAACGTACCCGGAATTTTATTACGATCGATACTGCGGTATCACAGCGTGATGAGGGTGACTTTACTGGTATTACACGTAATTACGTGGACGATCAGAACAAATGGCACCTCCGCGCTTACCGCTTAAAGATTAACCCGAAAGAGTTAATCGATTTGCTCTTCGTTCTATACGAACAGGACCGGCCAGAAAAGATTGGGATTGAAAAGACCATCTATTTGCAGGCCCTCAAAGGTTTCATAGACGATGAGTGCCGGGCACGTAACAAATTTTTACCGATAGTAGAATTAGATCATAACCAAGTTAATAAGCATTCCCGCATTCGGGGGCTTCAACCGCGGTATGAATCTAAGTCAGTGTTTCACATCAAGAACGAATGTATGGACCTTGAGGAAGAGCTGCTGCGCTTCCCGCGGGCGGTCCATGATGATGTGATGGATAGTGCAGCCTACCAACTTCAGATCGCCCAGCCTCCGGCTGGTGCCGAGGAACAATACAAAATCAATGTCCGACGACGAGAACGACAAAACCATGAGCTCCTCTGATAAGGAGATGAACCGACACCTCGCGGAGATATTTTCCCGGCGCGACGATCCTGATTATTTAGAAAAAAAACGCATTGAAAATGCACGTGAAGCCCGTCTCGACAAAAGTGACTTAAGTCTATAAACAAACAAAAAATGGCTATCTTTAAACTCATTGAGAGTGAAATCCAAAGCTATCTAACAGGGAAGGTCGAGATCTCTGAAGGATATAAGTTTAATCAGTACAAACTGATTAAGCGCATAATGTTGTATCAGAACAACATTTACCCAACCGGAAAACTTACCGCCCAAGGCGATTACAAACAGTGGATCGACGTAAGTCAGCCACGTGTTGATAGTGAAGTAAAAAATATTGACTTCAATAGTAGTGCTATCCAGTATTACTCTGAAAGCTACAAAGACGCAGGCTATATGCTTCTGTGTAATTTGGCTTTGGATGAATGGATGCGCGACAACCAGCAAGGTGAAGAGCTCAACGACGCAGTTGAAGAGTTCTCTTCTTGGGGTAACGTGGTATGGAAGAAAGTTAAGGGCGGCTACGAACGTGTAGCTCTTAAAGATTTTTATGTTATCAACCAGCAGGCTAAAACCCTGAATGAAACTCCGGTAATCGAACGACACATCTTTACCCAATCTGATCTTCGCGCCAAGATGGGCGTATGGGATAATGTTGAGAATGTAATTAATGATTGTGGAAACCGCGGCTTTACTCGTAACCCTGAAGGTGTTACAGAATCCAAAGAAACTCCTTACTACGAAATCTATGAACGTAATGGTGAAGTAAGTGAGTACGATCTTTTCCAAGCTCAAGGTAAGGGTGACGGCGGATCGAAAAATAAATACCTCTTAGCAAAAATTATCGTGGCCGGCTTACGCCGGACCGAGAAGGCTGATGACAAGAAGTATATATTGTTCGCTCAAGCTATTGGCTCGATGCCTTACAAAGAAGCTCACCGCGGTCGCTACAAGGGCCGATGGTTCCGTGAAGGTATCGTTGAAATTCTATTCGATGTTCAAACCCGCGCTAATGAAATCTCTAACCAGATTGCTCGCGGTCTCGAATGGGCCTCTAAAACTATTTTCCGAACACAGGATAACTTGCTCGCTCAAAACATCATCACTGATATGGCGAACGGGGATGTAATCCGATCTACTGACTTGCAGCAAATTGACATCCGTATGCACGGACTTGATCAGCTAATCGCTGACTGGAACCGCTTGATGGATGTAGCTGATAAACTTACCAACTCTTACGAAGTAGTAACTGGTGAAGCCATGCCTTCTGGTACTCCATTCCGCTTAGGTGCGATGATGAACCAGAATGCCAACAAGCTTTACGACTTCTTACGCCAAAAGCTCTCACTCGGTATTCAGGATGTATTCCAAGATTGGATCATGCCGGATATGCTTAAGAACCTGAAGGCGAAAGATGTTTTGCGCTTGACTGGTGATCCAGCAATGATGAATCGTTACTACGATATGCTGGTAAATAGCTGGTATGTAAAGAACCTGCTGAAGATGCCCCCTCACGGACAAGAAGTTGGGGATGCGCTAAAAGAAAAGAAGCGCGCAGAAATTATGGCCGAGCCTGAACAGTTGATCCGGTTAGAAGAAGGCTGGCTTGATGAAGTTAAACCACGAATCGCTGTAGTTATCTCTGGTGAAAACATCACAATGACTGAAGACTTGCAGACACTTGCGACCTTCATTCAGCTGGAAGTTGATCCGGTCCGTCGCACTGCTCTTATCGAACGTGCGATGAAGCGAAAAGGAATTGATGTAGAAGACTTGCCAAAGTCTCCTCCCCCTCCTGATCCATCTATGATGGCCGAGGGTGATGGTACAGATACGGCTGCAAAACTCAAGATGGCAATGAAGGGTCAGATGTCTCCTAATAAGGAGATGTCGCAGAAAGAAATCTCTCCACAATATTAATCAACTAATCAAGAAAGGATTCTCAAATGGGTGAATTTACAGATCCCGCTGACCAAGCTCGCGCTGACGCGTTGAAGAATGGTTCCAGCATTGAAGAAGCTGATGCGGCTGCGGCTGCTGTTTCCGGTGAAGCTCCTGCTTCCGAAGAAGTAGTAGAAGCTCCGGTTGAAGCTCCTATCGAAACTGAAGAAACCGAAGTTGCTGATGAGGTAACTCCCAGCGAAGATGCTGAAGAAGTTTCTGAAGAAGTTTCTGAAGAAGTAATCGAAGAATAAAATTAACGGGGCGGCTCCCCGCCCCTCCAATTTCTACTTATGGCATTTGATAAAAACTATTACGAAGGAAAGAAGCGTACTATCAATATGAAGTACGTGAAAACAATGGAAGAGCTTATCGATGAGATGGCTATGACATTGAATAAGTTCTTTGCTTATAAAGGTGAGCTGAACGAACAGCTACGCGAGATCGCCAAGCGCGAGATCGAAGCTGGTGAAGGCGGCGAAGCTGCTAAAGCTGCAGGCGAAGGTCTCGAAGAGAAACTCGCTGAAGTTGAAGACGAAGCTCCTGCTGATGAAACCCCTGCCGACGAAGCTGCTCCTGAAGAAGCTCCGAAGGAAGGAGATTCTGATGGATCTGAAGAGGCTTAAAGAAGTTCTTCAGTCCGAAACTGGTCGTGACCTTCGAGAATTTCTCACACTCCAACTTGATTCCCTTAAGGATATCTCGAATGTGAAGGAATACTCGAAGGCACAAGATCAGGCCCTCGAACTGAAGGCGCAGAAAAAAGCTCATACCAAACTCCAACAAATACTTGAGCAAATAATTAGTTTTGCTGGCTCTCCGGAAAAACCGAAGCCGGGTAAAAACGATTATGGAGTATAAAACTAAATACTAAAAGCTTTGCAAAGCTATGGTGCTGTTTCAGCCACTTAAGTTCTCTGCAAAGCTCTTAGGTGGTTAAAACAGCGTCGTAATGACGTTGTTTTTTTGAGCGGCAACTGCTCTTCTAATAGTTGCAGAAATGGGGAATCCAAACCCCTCCCAAATATGGCAGATCCAGAAATCGAGAAGCCTAACTCTCAAACAGGCGATGAAGTTGAAGATCAGGACTTAGATCTCAACGATATAGTCCTCGACGACGAAGACGACGAGGAAGATATAGAAAGTGTCAAAGGCAAGAATAAGCAGCTCTTCGCTCGCCTTATGAAAGCTGAAGGCAAGGTCAAAGACCCGGAAACGGGCAAGTGGGTTAAGCAAGCTCCAAAAGAAGAGCCGGCTAAACCAGAAGAAAAACCAAAACCAAAGCCGTCCGAAAAACAAAGCCCACCGGCTAACGTCACTCTCACCGAGGATGATGTGGACGCACGTCTTGAAGCGAAACTCTTCAAGCGCGACCTTGACGCGTTGGACGTGAGCGAAGAAATTCGCGGTGAAATCAAGAAGTACGCTCAATCGAATAACTTGTCAGTTACTCAAGCTGCTAATTCTAAGTACATCAATTTCCTGAAAGGGGAAGAGGCAGAAAAGAAAAAGATTGAAGACGCGACAATTTCGAAAAAGCAGAAAAGCTTCGCTAAGGCTGACTTCGCAGATGCCAAGCCATCTGACTTCGACCTATCGACCGCCGAAGGGCGTGAACAATGGGGCGAATACAAGAAGTGGCTTAAAGACCAGTAAGGTCTTGGGGAAGTATTCGTATTATTTGTTAAGTAATTAAGAAAAACAAAGACCAATATGGCCAATGAATTAACAGCTTTTAACCCGGAATACTGGGCAGCTGAAATGCAAGGCATTTTCTTCAAGGAATCTGTTGCTCTTGGTTTGGCTAACACCGAACTACGCGCAGATCTTCGTGATGGAGATACTTTGCACAAACCATACCGCTCGTACTTAGCGGGTCAGACCTACACTAAGGGTACTGATATCAGCACTTTCAATGATTTGACTGCTACTGATGAATACCTTTCTGTAGATACTGCAAAAGTAGTACCTTTCTACGTCGATGACCTCGACAAAATCCAAAACAAGTGGGATTCTGCTGCTCAATATGCAGCTGACGCTCAACGCGTTTTGAACAACATCCTTGACCAACGTGTTTTGAGCCACTACAGCGATGCTCGTGGTTTCATCTCTGCGCAAGACTTGGGTGGTTCTGGAACTGGCTCTATCGCTATTTCCACCAGCAACATTGCAAATATGTTTGCTGTAGGTGCTCGTAAGCTTGATGCTGAAGATGTACCTGTAGGTGAACGTGTTGCCGTTATCGGTAACCGCTTGCTTGAAACTCTACGTTTGTACGTAGGTGCCCGTGAAACCGGCTTTGGTGAAACTGTTTCCGACAACGGAATGGTTGCAAAGCGTTTTGGTTTTGATATCGTTGTTTCTAACAACGTACCATTCAGCACCTTAATCACTTTCGGTGCTACAACCAACAACCCATCCAACGCTGAAACTTTCACTTTGGGTGGTGTTACTTTCACTTTCGTGTCTTCTATCGGTTCTACCGCTGGAAACGTGTTAATTGAAACTAACGCAGTTGATACTATGATCAACTTGGCTAACGCTATCAACAACAGTGCTACTGGTGTTGGTACTAAGTGGATCCAGCTTTCTGCTGTATCTCGCCGCAAACTTTTGAAAGCTAATGTTGCTGCTACTACTCCATCCGGCACAACCTTTACCATCACTGGTAATGGTGACCTTGCGATGTCTGAAGCTGCTGCTAACTTTGCTATCACCTCTCACTCTTCATTCCCTATGTTTATGAAGCGTGGTGCGATTGACTTGGTTGCTCAAAAGAGCCCAAGCGTAGAGTTCCGTCTTGCTGAAAAGCGATTGGGCCGCTACGTATACCCTTGGATGCTTTACGGTTCTAAGGTATTCGATCAAATGAAAGATGCTATCACTTACGTGAAGCAAGACGCTTCTTCTTGGGTATAACCTTAGCTTAAGCTGAACCCCCCGGGGGAGGGTCTTTCAATCCCCCGATCTTATACCATTAACATAAAGTAAGATCATGATCTCTAACGGATTAGTAAAACAGTTCATCGGCCGATTAGCTGGTGGTTTGTTCCTTAGTTCAACTAAGTCTACATTCTACCCACAAGTTGATCGTCGCACTGCAACTGTTACTACAAAGACTTCTGATTACACCATTTTAGCTTCCGAGCTTGATGGTATCTTCAATAACTCTGGAGATGATGGCACTACTGTGCTTACACTTCCAGCAGTTAAAGATTCTATTGGTAAAACTCTTACCATCAACGTCTTAGCCGCTCAAATCGTTCGCGCTCTTCCTGTAACCGGTGAAGCAATCAACCTTAACGGGTCGGCTGTTGTAACTAAATACTTGAACATCGCTGGCGTGATCGGCAACTATGCTGATTTGTTCTGTGATGGAACACAATGGATCGTCACTGGCTATGCTGGTGTCGTAACAAAAGAAGCTTAATTATTGGGGCAGTCATCTGCCCCTTTAGTCGTATTAAAACAAAACAACTATGGATTCATTCCAACCAACTTATATTTCCTCTGCGACCACCACTACTATCGGTACTGGTCCGATGATTCTCGGTACTATCGTGCTGGGTGAAACCGCAGCAGGTACTATCACCATCAAAGATGGTGCTACCACTATCGCTGTATTGAAAGCTTCTATCGCTGAAGGTACATATACTTTCAACTGTGCTGTGATGAAAGGTCTATCCATCGTCACCGCAGGAGCTTCCAAGCTAACTGTAAACGCTAAACCAACTGCATAACTATGAACTTCTCCGTTTGTCTAATTGCCAAAAACGAATCTAAAACACTCCCACGTTTGATGGATTCTCTTAAAGAGTTCCAAACTCGTGGCGGTAAGGTGCTTTTACTCGACACTGGTAGTACAGACGAAACGATTAAAATCGCCGAAGGCTTGGGCTGTGAAGTCCACGCCGTAGGGGAGAAGTTCATTAAAACCATAGATGCGGAACTCGCCCAAAAAATCAACACTCGATTCGTGGTTGAAGACGAGGAGCCGTTAGTCAAAGCAGGGGATCGACTGTTCGACTACGCATCCGCGCGTAACTACATTGCCAATTTCAGTCCGACTGAAATGGTCGCTATGCCGGATTGCGATGAGGTCTATACGCGTTTAGATCTCGATGCTATCAACAAACTTATTGCTGATGGTGCCGATCAATTAGAATACAATTTTGTATTCTCACACGATGAATATGGAAACGAAGCTATAAAGTTTCGTCACTGCAAATTCTATAACTACAAGAAAATGAAATGGGTAGGTATCATCCACGAGGTTCTCTCTGGGCGTGCTACTCCTCAATTCTTAGATGAATCAATCATCAAACTTGAACATTATCAGAATCACGAAACGGATCGATCTGGTTACTTACGAGGGCTCGCTCTCGATTGTTATCTTGATCCGGACAATGACCGGAACTCTCACTACTTAGGTCGCGAGATGTTATGGACTGGCCGAATACAATCTGCTGTGAAGGAATTACACCGACACGTCGGAATGGATAAATGGCCAGCAGAAAAATCCCAATCTCAAATTTTCATCGGCGACGCTTACGCGCAGCTGGGTCAAAATGAATACGCTATCTCTTATTGGTTCGATGCTTATCAAACAGCACCATACCGACGTGAGGCGTTAATGCGATTGGCTGATTTCTACTACAAAAATGGGAAGGCTCAAGAAGCAGCAGCTTTCGCGAGTGCAGCACTCACTGTTACAACCAGTGGATTTTACGCTGACAATCAAGCTCATTATACTTTCTACCCGCACGAGATCCTTTATTGGGCTCTCTGGCAGTTAGGCGATTATGAAGGTAGTTACAAGCATTTTCTCGAAGCTTGGCACTACCAGCCGATGAACCAAAAGTATTTAGCCGATGCAAAGCATTACCCACTTCCTAAAGTCTCGATAGTTATTCCTACTCTTGGTCGTCCTGATGGGTTAGAAAAAGCTCTTAATGCTGTTTCGAACTTAAACTACCCGAAGGAATTACTTGAAGTCATTGTCGAAGAAGACAACTTCGAGAATCGAATGGGTGTACCTATCACTTTCAAAAAAGGAGTGGCTCGCTCAACCGGAGACTATATTGTCTACGGATCGAACGACACTTCCTTCTTATCTGATTCTGTTATGAACGCAGTGTTACATTCGCTCTACTATAAAAAGAAATTAGTGGCGTTTAACACTGGCGAGGTCTCACCCGATGAAGGGAATATTTGTGAACATTTCCTTATAAAGCGGGATTTGATTCCGCAGCTTGGTGGGGAGATCTTTGATACCGAATTTTATCATGTCGGTGTTGATAATCTCCTGTGGGCGAAAGCCAAAAAACTTGGAGAAGCAGATCGTTGCGAACACGCGCACGTACTACATAAGCATTTCAGCCGAGGAGCTGAATGGGATGAAGTCTATAAACTGGCTTGGAACCCTGATCACGTGGAACACGATCGAGCTTTACTTGATAAAAAATTAAAACAACTTTATGCCGTGGACTAACTTAACGAAAAGCGTTTCTACCTACGTCAATGGTATTAAAGAGAAGCTGATCAGTTTCTTACTTCAGGAAGATGGAGCATACCTGTTGATGGAAGATGGCGGGAAAATTATCTTGGAAGATCACTCTTTCGATAACAACGACAAAAATAGTTCTACCTACAATCATCCCTCTAAAGCATCTTCTGTTTTTTCAAGGGCTACTAAACAACTTTCCTCTTGGACTAACCTACCTAAAAACTAAAATATGGCTGTCGATAAAAAAATTACACAACTTACCGCTGGAACCCCGACTGACACTGATGTCATTCCGTTCGTTGATTTGGCGACTGGTGAGACAAAGAAGTCTACCAAAACCAACTTGATGGGTGCCACTGGTCCGACTGGCTACACCGGTTACACTGGTGCGACTGGCTATACTGGCCCAACTGGTTACACTGGTCCAATCGGTGCCACTGGTTACACTGGTCCACAAGGCGCAACTGGTCCTACTGGTTACACCGGTTATACTGGCCCAATAGGTGCTACTGGCTATACTGGCCCTCAAGGCCCAACAGGCTACACGGGTTACACAGGTGCCGGTGCTTTTACTGGTTATACAGGCTACACCGGATATACCGGACCCCAAGGTCCAACTGGTTACACGGGCTACACTGGCCCGATCGGCGCAACAGGTTACACAGGGTACACTGGACCGGGAAACTTTACTGGGTATACCGGTTACACCGGACCAATCGGTCCTACCGGTTACACTGGTTATACTGGACCGGAAGGTCCTGCTGCATCCGAAGGTGCTACTGGCCCAACTGGTTACACTGGCTACACCGGTTATACTGGTCCGGGGAATTTCACTGGTTACACTGGCCCAACTGGCTACACAGGACCGGATGGTCCAGCTGGTGACGATGGTGCACCGGGCGCACAAGGCCCAACAGGTTATACGGGTTACACCGGACCTCAAGGTCCTGCTGGAAATAATGGTTCTCAAGGTGCAACTGGCTACACTGGTTACACTGGACCACAAGGCCCAACCGGCTATACCGGTTACACAGGCTACACTGGACCCGGCAACTTCACAGGGTACACAGGCTACACTGGCCCTGCTGGCCCAACTGGCTATACCGGTTACACTGGTCCGAATGGACCGACTGGCTATACAGGTTATACGGGTTACACAGGCTATACTGGTCCGGGTGCTATCAACGTACAGACCATCACTTCAACCGGAGCGCAAACATGGACCAAACCTTCTACTGGAACGAAAGTATTCGTTCAATTGTGGGGAGGCGGCGGTGGTGGCGCAGAAGGTGGAAGTACAGCTGGTGGAGGCGGAGGTGGCGGCGGAGGTTACGCTGAAGCTTGGTTCGAACTTTCTTCTTTCGGTGGCAATGTCACTGTAACTGTCGGTAATGGTGGGGCAGCTCGAGCCGCTGGAAGCACTGGTGCTGGAAACGCTGGTGAAAATACAACCTTCGGAGCTCTTCTTACTGCTTACGGCGGTGCTGGTGGAGGCGGAGTATCACAGCACGTCGGAGGCGGTGGCGGTGGTGGAGCGTTAGGTGCTGGTAGTGCGATGCCGGGTGGTGGAACTGGTGGTAATGGAGGAGCCCCTACCTCGACCATCGTTGGTGGATTCGGTAAAGGTGGAACTGCTGGTGTCGCTGGTATGAATAATGATTCAGGTGGCGGCGGAGGTGGAGGAACAGGAAACAGCACTGGTACCAACGGCGGAGATTCCGTCCGAGGCGGTGGAGGCGGTGCTGGTGGCCCTGATACTGGAACCAGTGCTGGAACTGCTCGTGGTGGAAACAGTATTTATGGTGGTGCTGGTGGTGGATCTGGGGCTAATAACAACACAGGTAGCGCAGGTGGAACTTCTGTTTATGGCGGTAATGGCGGTGCTGGTGCAGGTAACTCGGTAACCGCGACTGATGGTTCTCAACCCGGAGGCGGCGGTGGAGGTTCTGAAGTAGGTGCTTCTGGTAAGGGCGGAAATGGAAAAGCTATCATAACAACATTTTAATTAAACTAATATGCAATTTAACCCCGGAACTGGCTTAGGGATAGTGGATGACATCGACTTCTTAGTCGGAACAAACTCATCCTCTTACCCGATTGCCGATAAAACTCGCAATGTTAATAACCGACTTGATGAAGTCGTGTCGTTAATAATGCGCGCTGATGGCACATGGGAGTTTGATGACAACAATCAAACCGACTTGCCAGTTGGCACAACTGACCTTGTAAATGGTCAGAATAACTATGAAATTGCTGCTGGTAGCTTCCTTGACATCATCCGCTTGGAACTCTTACAGCCTAATGGCCGAGCGATCCAGCTTGTGCCGATTGATTATCAAGATCGCCGTGGCACTGCGATGACTGAAATCGCTCACACCAATGGCATTCCACAGTATTACGACAAAGTGGGAAATTCTTTGATCCTTTATCCAACCCCGAACTACGACTACAACGAGGGGTTGAAGGTCTACTACAAACGTAATGCTGTACTCTTCACGACCGCATCTACAACTACTGAACCCGGCTTTAATCGTCAATATCATAAACTACTCTCTATCGGTGCCGCTATCGACTACTGTATTCCTAACGGATTAGAAAAGAAGATGGTTGTTCTGATGAAGCAGTGGGATCGAATGGCTAACGGCCTAATCGAGTTCTATTCTGCACGTAGTAAGGATAAAAAAGTTAATTTACGACCGCGCAAAGAAAACTTCGCCCCAATGGCGGACGGAGATGGATGGGAACGCTCGGTAGATTGGAGTTCTTAATATGGAAACTCCAATCATCCAGCCTCCTATTCTCACTCCTGAACAGATTGAGCAAATCAAAACTGATATGGCTAATGACACGGCCGATAAAATGAAAAACCCTAAACCGATACCCCCTCAATTCCATGCTTAACGAACAGCAAATCCAACAACTTATCGAGGAAGCTACTCAACCCCTTTTGGACAAGATCGATGGTCTTGAAAAAAAGATTGAGACTTATTCTGCTCACCAACATCTCGGTGTTGATGGAAGTCCTTTGTTCGAAAGCGATACTCCATTTAAGGGGAAATCTCTCGAATTAGTGGGGAATGCGATCACTCGTCAAGAGTTTCAATTCACCCCCTTAACCATTGCTGACGGGCGAGATCAATCCGCCCAGCAGCGTGCAGTAGGGATTGGAATTGCCAATCTTGGCACCCGTGACGAAGATGATGAAACTGTTCAATTCTTAGTGGCTGCTGGTAAGGTTCCCGATCTTACTGAAGGAGTAAAACCAGCAAACCAAACTGACTGGGTAAAGATGAACTGGGCGCAGCTGGCCATGATCCAAAACCCACAAGGTACTTACTCTGTTAGCGGTCCATCGTTCCTTTCCCCTCTTTCCTTCCTTCTTGGAGAACGAACTCCGATCGTGGCGGGAACCGGTACTATCACACAAGGTGGAAGCACAATTTCAGATAGCACGGCTCGCTTTTCTCCTGATGAATTACTGCTTGGTTTAGTTACTATCTATAACTCTGATGGGAATGTGGGCGAAAGCTATCGGGTACTTTCTCACACATCTAATACCCTAACTCTCGGAACAGTATTAAGCAATGGCGCAACAACAGCAGCTTCTTTCTCTCTTACTTCTGGTACCTACTCTTATCGAGTGCGAATGCCGATGTTGCTCGGTTCTGCCGAACTCCCTTGGCAGCGTATATATGCCGGAGAAGATATCCGATTAGGTTATGGAAGCTCTGGTGGATCGCAGCCTCGCTATATCAAGTGGGGTACTGGAAGTCCGGAAGGCGTAGTAACAGCCAATATTGGCTCTATCTACCTGCGCTTCGATGGCTCAACCTCCACATCCCTGTACGTTAAAACGGCTAATAACGGCTCGGCTACGGGCTGGACCGCTAAATAAACAAATATGATTCGATTACCACGACAAGACACAAAAAAGTGGGTAACATCCTTCAAGGGTGATTACCTCGGCAACATCACCAACTCAATGGGGATTGATCTTTTTAGTTCTCCGGGAAAAGTTAAGCTCGGTAGTAAGGTTTATCCTCATACCACTGGTACTGTTTCTGGTTCAACTATGACACCTCCGGGCGATATGGTCGCTGCATCTATTTACGATGGCGCGGCACGAACCCTGAAAACTTGGGCTGTGATGGATGATAAAGTTTTAATGCGCTCCCTATCTGGTGCAGCGTTTGTTAAAGATACCGCTACAGGTTTTACTGCGGCAGAAAATACTGGTGATTATAGTGATCTTCTTTCAGTAGGCGATGACACCGAAGATTCTTTAATCGTAACTGAACTGTCTATTGCTCAAGGTGACGGGGCTTTCCGTATAACTGGATCTGGTAATAACACAAAATGGGCGCAAAGCTTCACTCAAGTACAAGGACCATTTAAAAAACTCTCTTTATATATTCGACAAAACGGCACTGTGACTGATGACATTGTTATTCAGATCCAGTCTGATACTGCCGGCGTGCCATCTGGCACAACTCTTACCTCCCTCACTCTTGATGGTGGTCAATTTAGTGATAGCTTTACATTATATGAATACGAAGCCGAAGACTGGACTGATTCAACTGTTCAGTTCGATTTGGATGCGACTTACCATCTTGTCTTCTCGCGTAGTGGCTCTGCTGATACGTCTAATTTCTTAGAGTTCCGGCTTGCCTTCGGCGAAGTTGATCCTGATGTTCCGGCAGATGAAGATCCAAACAACCCTTACAAGCATGGATCTCTACAGCAATATAATGGTTCTACTTGGACCCGTACTGACACTTATGTCCGTACCGATACCTTTACTGATGATGGTATTTGGACTGTGCCGAGCGGTGTAACTCAAGCGACTGTTGAAGTATGGGGTGCCGGTGCTGCTGGAACCACCAATGTAGGTGGCGGTGGTGGAGGTGCGTACTCTAAGTCTGTTATTACAGTGGCGGCTGCTGAAACTCATGGCATTGTTGTAGGCCAAGCAAGTACAAACCGAGATGATGGTTATGGCTCGGCCTTTAATGGTATCGAAGTTCTTGCAGTTGGTGGCGGAGGAGCTGGTGGTGCTGGAAACGGAACTCGACCGGGCGGTGGTGGAGGAGCCGGCGGATTTGTCGAGAAATGTTTGGCGTTGGGTGTTGATACCTACGCTGTTGTTATTGGTGCGGGTGGATCAAGCTCTGGTGATGCTGGAAACAATACAACTTTTGATACTTCTTTAATAGTCGCCCTTGGTGGTGGAGGTGGCGGCACAGCTGGTGGTAACGGCGATAATGGTGGATCTGGTGGTGGTGCATCACAGGCTTCTGCTTCAGCCGGTACTGGAACTCCGGGCCAAGGTTACAATGGTGGTGCTGGACTTGATACTGACGAAGGTGGCGGTGGTGGTGGTGCTTCCGAGGCCGGTTCTAATGGGGCTGCTGAAGTTGGTGGTGCTGGTGGTGACGGAAAAGTCTCTACTATTTCTGGCGCGTCAGTCACTTATGCTGGTGGCGGTGGCGGTGGATGTGAAAATACTGGTGTCGGTGGCGCAGGAGGCGCAGGCGGTGGTGGTGCTGGATCAGCTACAACTCACGGAACAGCTGGAACTGCTAATACTGGTGGCGGTGGTGGAGGCGGTGCCTCTGCAGCTCCCGGAAATGGTGGCGCGGGTGGATCTGGTATTGTTATCGTTCGCTACTTAACAGGAAAATATACTGCAACTGGTGGAACTATTACAACCTCTGGTGGCTACACTATCCATACCTTCACTTCTAATGGTACTTTTGAAATCACAGCCATTAATGATGATCGAGTTATCGCTTACGGCGGCCTAAACGGCTACAACGGCGGAACTGGTGGTCAAGCATCTGATGGTGTTGGTGATACCAAATACAGCGGTGGTGACGGATTTATCGGAACCGGCGAAGCCGGTGGTGGTGGCGGTGCTGGTGATTTATTCGCTGGTAACGACGCTATTGACGAGTTCGGTGGTGCTGGCGGTGGAACTCAAGGCGGTAACGGAGGTGGAACCCTAAACTCCACTACTGTTTCTACTGGTGGACTTTACAGTGCTGGTGGTATGTCTCAAGCTGGAAGCCAATACGAAGGAGCTCGTGGTGAAGTTCGTATCTCCTACACTGTTCCGATCGTGGCTAACTATCCGAATGTAATCGAACGCTTCTTCGGCACATCAAGCACTGGAACTTCTCATAGTATTAACTTCCCATCTACTGTATTACCAGGTGATACTCTGGTGTTAGTTATCTCTGCTGATGGTGCGGCTACTGCCTCGAAAACTGGTTGGGATGTGATCTCTTCTAAGGTTGCGACGAGTAGCAATTGTGCGCAAACTATCTTACATAAAGTCGCTACTGGTGATGATGATGGAATATTTACTCTTTCTACTACGACCAGTTTATCTTACATCGGTTATCGAATTAAAAACGGAGACACTCCGACTGCTACTCAAGAAACTGCTGGAACGATGGATCCTCCGGAACATGACACGTTCGAACTGGCTAAATATCTTTGGATCGCTGCTGGAACAATGGTCAGCAGTTCACAGCCAAACCAAAACCCAACAGCCGGTCCGACTAATTACACCTCATTCATTATCCAACCTGAAAAGTATAACTTCGATGAACAAGCTTTGAAGGGTGCGCGTACTGCGGTAGCAGAACGACAACTCGAAGCATCAAGCGAAAATCCAAGTGCGTTTACTGGTTCAGGTGATGGCTTCGCAGTAGCAGGAACGATTGCGATTCCTTATAAGGCTCAAGATCAATACATCGATGCCTCGCTTCAGTTACAGCTCGAGTTCCCTGAAGCAGAAGAACGTCTATATGTAACAACTACTAAAGACATTAAGTTCTTAAATGCTGAAAATGGCATCTGGCAATCTCTCTGGATGGGTATCTATCAGCAAGATGCACTCGATAGTAATTTCCCTCATCCTCTGAAAGATCTTGGGGCGGGCGGTGTACTATTCGTCGGTGACGGCCATAAACTACACTCCATGATCGCTAACGGCGTAAGTGTGACTGAAGCTAACCCGAACCGATTAGTGTTCGATTCAACTCACTATATTAACTGGATTCAAGTTACCAAGTCTGCGGTGTTTATCGGACTGGCTAACAAGAAATCCCAAGACCTGCCATCTAAAATCTGTTACTACGAACCGAACTCTGAAATCTCTCGTATCTTCACAATTAAAGAAGGGGCCACAGTTGGCTTCACAGTAGATGAAAACTGTTACATCATCGATCGTGCTGGCCAGATGCGCTACTACAACGGCTCTGCCTTCCCGGCGATGGATTACTTCCCTCCTTATTACAACGATCAGAAGATGAACCTTCCTCACCGAAACGGAATCTTCGTGAAAAACGGAGACATCCACATCTTGTGGGAGGGTCAATATCCTTACGCTGCTGGTATATGGGTCTACGACGATGGTCGTCTCTACCACAAACACCCATTTGTCTACGATGGCGTGAACCTAAACTCCTATGGAGCGATGGACGTGCCAACTGGGTGGCGATCACTCTACGACAATGGCACAAATATTTATGCAGGAGCGCGGCTCTACGGCACAGACAACTCCACGGAAGTCAAAGGTGTCTTCTCTCCAACTAAGGCTTCCGGAGTGACAGTCGAATCAGAAGGGCGTGGGTACTTGCGAACAGCGCGGTATACGAGTAAAGAACGAGATTCTATCTGGCAGCGCATCTTCTCTAAAGTAGATGATCGGCCAGCTGGGGTAGTAAACGGCTCACTGGTAATGAAGTATCGCCAAGAAGCTTCTCCGATCGGAGAAGGGTATGATGCTCCAAGCTACGCCGGAACATGGACGGCAGCAACGACATTTACTACTACGGACGCAGCCTTCAAGACCGCAGTAGACGCAGGAACGATAGAAGCGGGAGATGAAGTTATCGTGCGGCGAGGCCAAGGGTCTGGATTACGGCTCATAATCGTGAGCATAACTGGCACAACTACTCGCACAGTAACAGTAACCGGCGGTCTCTCTGACATCACTTCCGGTAGCATGACCTTCTCGGTAGAAAACTGGAAGCTCATCACAAACCGAAATCTGGTAGGATCGACCTCTGAATGGCTACAACTTAAGCCGGAGATCCGAGATAGCGTCGAACTTGAGGAAATCCAAATCACTTCAAAAACTAACCAAACTAACGAAGAATAATTATGGCAACAGCAAACACAACTCAAACAATCGCTACTCCGAAGGAATACTTCGGAGATAGCGGTTTCTATGTGGGCGGCACTACTATGCCGCAGGCATCTGCTACGCCTCCTTCGACTTCTGACGTGAAGATGGTTCCTCAACCGAAGCTCCCTGAACCAGAAGCACCAAAAGTGTTCGACGAGTACGTAGGGTCTCTGACCTCTAACCTTGATTCGCAGCGTAAGGCTGTTGAAGATCGGTATAAGTTAGAGCGCGATGCTATCGACAAGCAGCAAGCCGAAGCCCAAAGTAAAATCGATGCTTTCAATAAAAAGCAAGAAGGCGTAATCGGTGACTTAGAAACTACACTTAAGCCGTTTCGTGAACAGCTGGAGAACAATGAACGTAATCGTCTCTATATAAATGAAAACTACGAAGCCAATCAAGGCTTGGTACGGGAACTGGAAACCCTCCTAACCCAATCCAACTCTATGATGCAACAGCTTCGTTCCTCTAAGATCCCGGGGTTGGCTGGTATTAACCAGTCTCCCCGCGCGATACAGGCCTTGCAGGACGTATCAGCCCGTGTTGGTGTTATCCAAGCGGTGATGAACGCACGCAGTGGTCAAATCTCTGAAGGGTACCGAATGATTGACCGGTCCATCGAAGCGATCAACTCTGATCGTAAGGACCAGTTAAATTACTATTCAACTGTTTACGACTTCTACCAGAACCAAAAAGATGAAGAAGGGAAGAAGTTATTCACCCTCGATCAAAAAGAAGAGCAGTATATCAAGAAGCAAATCGGCTTGCTTGAAGGTGACATGGAGCGCAGCCAAGCTACCGCTGATTACATCAAGGAATTGATGATCAATCCGGAGACCGCTAAATTCATGGCTGATTCTGGTGTTACCTTAAACGACAGCGTGGAAGCTATCCAAAAGAAGATGGCTACTCAAGCTGAAGTAGTTGAACGACGTGCACAGGCCAAGGAAAATGTTAAAGAACTATTCGAAGCTGGTATCACTACCGCTTACGCTAATAAAAATGGCGAATTGGTTCGCGTTGCTGATGGTTGGTCATTCAAGGATCCTGAAGAGTTCCAGAAGATGACCGGTATGACTATCGAAGATGCGAAGGCTAAGGGTATGATCAGTGATTACAACGCTGATGTGGTTGCCTCTCGTAGCCAAGTCCTTAACTTGATGGATAAATACTTCGATGCTGGCATCAAGCCGGGGGATTCGATTGATCAAGCCGTGGCTAAGGTAATGAGCAGCTCTGCTATCTATAAAGAACAAGTCCGACCTCCTTCAAGTGGGGGCGGGGGTGGAGGTGACGCTGGTATCGGTGGTGAGAATGGCGGTATCTTCTCTGGTCTTATCAACGAAGGTCTTTTGGCTGGTGATAGTCCTGAAGATGCAGTATTGAACGCTATCGCGATGGCTGAACAAATGGGTATCAGTGTAGACAAGAAATCTTATGGTGACTTGCTTAACTATGCTCGTAGCCAAGTCGGTAAGATCAGTGCTAACCCATCTGAAGGTGGAGATCCTGCTGCTGAAGGTGGCGACAATGCTCCTTCTACTTTCGGAGGCCAAGTGCTTGAAGGTATGAAACCAACCAACGTAGTAAAGAACGCTTGGGAGGGTGGTAAGAATATTATTAAAGGGATTGCTGACGCATTCCGCTGGTAACAAATAATTTATGGCTACAGACTACCAAGCTCGATTGGAAGCGCGACAAAAACTCCTTGAAAAACGAGGAGCGCGCTTCCAAGGGCGTATGGACAAAGTAAATCAACGTCTTATAAGCCGCGGCATTCAGCCGAAGGTTGATCTTAATAGTTCCCAAGGGTTGTATAACACGGCCCTTGGAGCTGGTAACCCAGTAGCCGGAGAAGCAGGTAAGATCATGAATCCCGAGCAATCAACTTGGGGTAAAATCAAATCTTCTGCCGGTAAAGGACTTAGTTGGACGCTGGATAAACTATCTCGCACGAACTATGCTTCTGCTACTGCGGTTCACAACCTGTTTGATCGTGACAAAAAGACCACCTTCACTGGCGGTTTGAAAGAGGGTATCACCGGTAAGTCTCAAATGACTTACTCTGATGTGTTTAAGGCGTGGCGTAAAGAATCGGGGCAGCCCGAAGCTCAAGGTATCGAGAAAATCAACGATGCCGTTTTCGGTTTTGCCGCTGATATTTTGCTCGATCCGCTAACCTATCTTACTTTTGGTTTCGGTGCTGGTGCTAAGGTGGGCCTTGCTGGTGGTAGTAAGGTTGTGTTGTCCAAAGCTGGTACTAAGTTTGTTGAAAAAGCTGCGACCAAGGGTCTCGGCTCTACTTTCGGCCGTGAGTTCGTAGAACGCGCGGTGGCTAATATGGCCGAGAAGAGCCCAGCTTTATACGGGAAGTTTATTGATCAAGGTGGTATTAAGTATTTCGGCAAGACCATTGTGTCTTCTGGCCGTATCGCCGCAGTCACTTCTAAACTCCCTCTGGTAGAGAAGGTTGATCGTGCCACCGAAGGTACACGCAATGCTATCTACTCTTTATTTAATCGTGATGCTTCTGCAAAGTTCGGTAAGCTTCCAGAAGAATATGTAAAAGTGGCGCAGAAATATCGAGATCAGGGCTTAACAAAAGAAGCTGATGCTATCGAGAAGGCTATGAGTATCGCCCAAGCGAATAACTTAAATGCTCGTGAAGCGGAGATGATCACTAATGCTTTGGAAAACGGCACCAAGATGGCGGATGAACGCCTCGAGAATGCTCGTCAATTATTTGAACGTGAACTCGGCTCTACTATAAAAGAAGAAAGCCGACGTGGCATCCAAGTCGGTGACTTGAAAAACTATGTGCCGCATATCTTAGCTGACATAGATACTCGTGCTATTCCTTTCAAGCCTGAAGGTGTTCGTGTTTCGCTTGGAGCTTCGAAGGCTCGTAAGATCGGTAAGGTCGTAGAAGAAACTGATCCGTTTATGGCTAAGCTGGATGAACTCAACATCCACCCCGATGACCTTCCTGAAGATTTGGACCGCATTGCAGAATACAAAGCGAAGATTGAAGCTGGCGAGAAGATCGATCCAATCAAACTTATTCGAGAGGGTGACAAAATGTTCGTCGAAGATGGTAAGCATCGTTTAACTGCCTTCCGTGAAGCCGGAAAAACCGAGATCGAAGCAGTCGAACAAATCAAAAAGGTTGGCAAACTTGAGGATGCACAACGCGCAACGATTAAAGAAATCAATGATGCCTTCGGCCAAGAGTTCTTTGATCCGAACATCGTCTCGGCGGCTGCTACTCGTATGGTAGCTTCTGCTCGTGCTACTACTGCTGCTGATTTCATTCGTGAAGTGGCGCAGAAGTTCGGTGCTGCTGCTGATTACGCACCAAGCAATTATGTTTCTGCTGGTGCTAAAGAATTAAAGGGCTTCAAGTTCCATCCTGCGATCGCTGAACAAATCGATACTTTTAAAAAGAGTATGATCAACGACGAGGCTACTGGTAAGCTCCTTCAAGCGTTCGACAAGGTGCAGAATCTATGGAAAGCATCTGTTACCTCTATATTCCCTGCCTTCCATGGTCGTAATGCCATCTCTAATGTATTCCTAAACTTCCTCGACATTGGTGGTCAAGCGTTGAATCCAGTAAAACATACTATGGCTGTTGAGCTTTTGAACCTTAACCGCCAAGCAACTAAACTTAAAAAGGCCTCACTCGGTGTGGGCCCTGCTGCTAAAAAAGCTAAAGGTGAACTTGAAGAACTGCTATCTAAGCAGATCATCAAAGGCACGGATGACACAAAGGGTTGGACTTTCGGTGAATTACAGAAAGCCATCAAAGATAATCGTGTTGCTTTCGGAAATGAATACACTGGCTTCCTCGACATTCGTGAGACTACGATGGATAAATTGAAAAAACTTCCGGGCCAGAAATCTACTCTACGCGACAAAGTACGTCCAGTTAATCCACTCTCACAAGATAACCTACTATTTAAAGCTGGTCGTAAGACTGGTCAGATGGTAGAAGAACAAGCTCGTCTTGTGAACTTCATGAGCAACCTTGCCAAGACAGGTGATGTTGAAGCGGCTGCCGCTCGAACCAAACAGTTCCTATTCGACTACGCCAATCTCTCACCATTTGAAAAGAATGTGCTGCGCCGTCTTGTGCCGTTCTATACTTTCACCCGTAAGAACCTTGAGCTTCAGGTCCGTGCTCTACTTAAGACCCCGGGCAAGCAAGCAATCAACGCCAAACTATTTAAAGCAGTCTCTTCTGGTTTCTCTGGTGGAACACTCACAGAAGATGAAAAGAAAAATCTACCGAAGTGGATGCAAGAAGGTTTGGGAATTGTTATCAAGCGTGATGGCGACAAGGTTGAGCTTATTACTTCTCTTGGAACTCCGATCGAAGCGATGTTCTCTACTCTGAAACCAAACGCCTTACTTGGTTCTGTATCTCCTACTATTGCTGTGCCGGTTCAGGTGGCTATTGGTAAGCACTTCTTCTTCGATAAAGACCTGAAGGATGTAAATGATGCTACTGCTTTCAAGAACGCTCCACAGTTTATCAAGGACTACATCGGTTACACTACCCGTGAAAACAAGGATGGTAGTGAGCGCGCTATTTCTCTTAATCCTACTCGTATGTTCATTATTCAGAACATTCCACCATCGTCTCGAGTTGTCTCGGTAATCGGACAATTGGAGGATGAGAATGTTTCCGGCAAGCTCAAGCTGATGCGTCAGCTTACCGGGCTGAAGCCATACGGGAAAGATCTCACCGAGGAAGAATTGTATCGTGAGAAAGAAAAGATCAAAGCCCTTCAAGACTTGCTCGACAAGTCGGGCGTTGCTCCGATCTTCAAACGATCGTTTATCCCCAAGGACACTACTCCTCGCCGTGACGAATAATCCGGCGAGGGGAAAACCTCTAATAATTAAGCAAGAGTGGCTTACTCAAGCCCATTCTTATCCACCTCTTTATCTACAAGTTCTATTGTATAATTAAGATGAAGAGTTCATGAAAAATATCTGAAACAAAAAATGCCAAAAGCAAACGAACGCATCGACGACGCACGTCGCCAAGGAGCATTCGAGGGTCGAATTGAAGCCAAAGTTGATGGCTTGATTTCGAGCGTGGATGCCCTTGTAAAACAAAACACAAGCCTCGATGGTCGGCTTCAAAGTATCGAAAATGGCCGTAGTGGCACCGAAGAAAAATTTAAGGATTCCGAAAAAGTTCACGAAGATCTCTATAAACAATTAGGGGCTCAAGCCACCGTAGTGGATGGGCTGGTTAAATACCAATCTGTGATGCGAGGAATCATTATCGCTATCGGAGTTATTATGCCAGTTCTAACATCGCTAATAACTGCTTACTTAATTAAAAAGTTTCTCTAAATATATGATGGATAACATTTTACAACCAGCAGCGCACGCAGATTTTTTAAACTCTGAAATCGCCAAAGATCTTGAGATCGGTAAAAACATGGGTGTAATTCCTCCTACTGAAGAGGAACTTCAAATGGTTGCTTCTATAGAACCAGTTGAAGGAACACTTCCAATTATCAATCCTGCTCAAAACTACGACCCATTCTTGGGTGACTTAGATTGGCAGAAATTCCCATGGGGTGATACTCTTGCTTGTAATATTTGGGCAAGTGTTCATTGCTGTGAAGCTCTCCTTAACTGTATAGGGCAGAACCCTAAGTATAGCGATCATGGTACTACTGACCTCTCTGAACGTCATGCCACTGTAGAAGCTGGATTA